CTGGGGTGGAATATTTCCAAAGCCTTTATTCATACCTTCTGTTGTCTGGAAACTCATACGCATTGCAACAAACCGCAAACGGTATTCCCAGCGAACTGCATATCTTGCGCCCTGACCGGATAGAGATTGAACCAAGCAGCACGGCCATCCCAAAGGCTTATAAATATAAGATTGGCCAAGAGGTGATACGAACCTACCCAGCCGACCCCAAAACCGGCGGCGCAGAGGTTAAACATTTTAAGTTTTGGAACCCCTTGGACGATTACCTTGGGCTGTCTCCGCTTTCCGCAGCTTCCATATCCATCGATCAAAACAATATGGTTTCCAAGCATAACATCGCCCTCCTCGCTAACGGCGCAAGGCCATCGGGCGCTATCGTGTTTAAACCTTCCGACGATGCAGGCAACCGCACGATGCTGACGGACGGACAGCGTGACCAGTTGCAGAGCGACCTAGCGAATAGGTTTAAGGGTGTAAACAATGCTGGAAGGCCCATGCTGCTTGAGGGTGATTTTGAGTGGAAAGAGATGGGCATGTCGCCAAAGGACATGGACTTTCTCGCGCAGGCAAACATGACCGCAAAGGACATTGCTCTTTGCTTTGGTGTGCCCTCACAGCTTATCGGTATCCCAGATGCGCAAACCTATGCAAACGTCCAAGAGGCAAGGCTGGCGCTGTACGAGGAAACCATTATACCGCTTGCCCGCCGTGTGGAGAGCGACTTGAACGAATGGTTGGTGCCTGCCTTTGGTGATGACATCACCGTTAAATATGACATCGACGCAATCCCAGCCATGACAGAGCGGAGACGCAGGATTTATGAAAATGTTACTTCGGCAGTTAGAGACGGAATTATCTCACGCAATGAAGCTCGCGAGAGATTGGGTCTTGAACCCATCAGTGGCGGCGACGAGGTCTTTATTGCTGCAAACTTATTCCCATTGGGTGGCCCAGAAGTGGCAGAAGATGAAGGCCAAGATGCTGAGGATGCGGGGAAAGAAGCCTACGGTGATTTTGAAAGCAAGTCAAAAGTGGGAACCGACACATACACCACCAGAACAGAAGCAGCGGAACGCGCAGAAGAAATAGGTTGTGTAGGAACCCATCAGCACACGGTTGACGGGGAAGTTGTTTTTATGCCCTGCGACAGCCATGCAAGCTATCAGGACGCCAAGGCCAGCGAAGTTGAAACCACTAAGGCTGAAAGTGATGTTGACACCAAGCCCACAGAGGCGATGGCACGGAACGCACAGCGATCATTAGACTTGCGGAAGGAATATGGCAGGGGGATGACAAGGGTCGGTGTGGCCCGCGCAAACCAGCTTATAGACCGAGAGCGCCTATCACCTGATACGGTGCGGCGTATGAAAAGCTTTTTTGCCCGCCACGAAGTAGACAAGCAGGCGCAGGGTTTTCGCCGTGGTGAAGATGGCTGGCCAAGCAACGGCCTGATCGCATGGTTAGGTTGGGGCGGCGACGAGGGCCAAGCTTGGGCAAACCGCAAGACAAAGGCTTTGGACAAAGAGCGCGATAAGGGCATCGACTTTGAACTGCACCCAATGGCCCACCTTGAAAGCGAACAAAAGGCTCCAATATCCGCAGCGGTAAAAAAGGGCTTGGCCGAAAAGGTTAAAGATCACAACGATGAGTATGGGGACAAGAAGGGCAAGCGCGTTTCGCAGGGTATGCTGGAAGCTGTGTTCCGTAGGGGCGTTGGGGCTTATAACACTAACCCATCAAGCGTGAGGCCCACGGTAAGCAGCGCGGATCAATGGGCGTATGCCCGAGTGAACTCATTTTTGTTTGCGGTAAGGCGGGGAAGGTTTAAGGGCGGCAAGTTTGACACTGACTTACTGCCAGAGGGCCACCCGTTGCGGACTAAGGATAAGGCCATAGCCGCCGAGTGATTGGGTGGGCTTTACGCCCAACCCATAGAGGCTGCGAATATCCAGCCGAGGGATGCGGTTGCTATAACCGCAAAGATGATAAGGTCTTGCTTAAAGTTTGACATTACGCCGCCTCCATTGCGGAATACGCTTCCGCGATTTTGGTGTGAGCTTTTTTGGCGTCATCCTTAACGCCTTGCACATGATATTGAGCCTTGAATTTGTTAGGGCTCTTGCGCATTGCTTGCTTCATAAGGTTGTCCTCATGGTGGGTGTTCATTGCGCCGTAAGCCCAATAAGCGCCGCCCTTCATGGCACCATCGTCGATGGCTTTGTTGATGGCTTTGTTGGCCTCAAGCTTGAGTGCCATTGCGCCGTTTTCATTAAACGCGTGGAACAATGTGAAGTCTTTTAAGCACATGCCCTCATCAGTTGTTGCGAGGTGCATTGCGAAAGATGGTGTTGACTTGCTTGGCATGGTGGCCTCCTGTGTTGCTATGTGAGTATGAATACAGTGAGTGCGAGGAGCTGTAAATAGTTTATTTACTGCGCAGCCGATTATTCTTAAAAGGGCAAAAAAAAGGGGGCCGAAGCCCCCGCCGGTTATGCGGCCCGCTTGGCGCGGTATTTGATAGGGCCAAAGTCAAGGCCGCTTGCAAGGGTTGGGTCATCGTTGCGAAGTAAAACTCTGGCCCGCTTTTTTGCATCGTTGTTTGAGTGGGCGAGAAGCTTATAGCTATATTTTGGGAAAACGCCTTTTTCATATTCTTTTTTAGGAGAGATGGATACGAGGTAACCTTTTAAGGTGTAGTCGATGGCGGGCGTTGGTTCGGCGGGTGCATTGTCACGCATGGCAATAAACGCTGCCTCACAGGCATCTTCGTTATAGTCGTTTAGATACCAGTCGTTTAATGTTGAGCCACGGGCGCTTTCGCCGCTATCGGTGATTGCGTTTTTCTTGGCCAGCGCTTGCATAACGCCGCCGATAGATTGCTTGGACCATCCGAGCTCGTCACCAAGGTCATTAGCGTTCATTGCTGACATGTTGTCATCTTTAAGCTCTTGGTAAGTTTCTGCACCGTTTGTTTCTTTGCAAGCTTTGGCAAATGCGCCGAGCATTAAGAGTTCTTTTTGAGTAAAAGCTGTCATTTGGGGTTCCTCCTTGGGGTTGCTAATACAGCTTTCATAACGTGAGCTAGATTGGCTGTAAATAGTTTATTTACTTTTATTCGGGTATAGAGAAGAAAAAGTTTTGGTGCTATAAAGGGGCATGAACATTCCTATCTTTATCAAGCAAGGCCGCAAGCGCGTATCCATTGCCAAAGAGATCCGCGAGGTAAACCGCCTGCGGATGGGGTTTGAGCGCAGTATGCGAAGCCGGTTGTATAATCTGTTTGCTGAGTTCGGGGAAAAGGCGGCAGCGGAGTATCAGGCACGGGAAAGCGTTGATGACGCCCTGCGCCCCTTAGAGGGCCGCGTAAGCACTATATTCCGCGCAACCTATACTGATGTCATCGAAACATTTGCCAACAGGGTTTTTGATAGCCGCAAGCTGACCCCGTTTGGTGACTTAGTGTTTACCTATTACCAGCGTGAGGGCGCTGATAAGGTGCGGGCTGTATCAGCAACAACCAAGCGGCGCATCTTGCGGGCAATAAACCAAGGCGAGAAAGAAGCGCTTGGGGTAGCTAAGACAGCGAAGCTTATCATTGAAAAGACTTCTGGCGTTATAGGTAGGTCGCGGGCCGCAACTATAGCTAGGACAGAAACACACGCCGCCGCCTCTTATGCTACAGATGCAGCGACCCGTGAGCTTAACCTACCAAACCAGAAAAAGCGTTGGGTGTCGGTAAGCGATGGGCGCACACGCACGGCACACGCGCAAGCAAACGGGCAAGAGGTGGACATAGACGAAAAGTTTTTAATCAGGATTGGCGGGCGTGAGGTTAATATGGCCTATCCGCACGATGGTTCTGGTGGGCCAGCTAACAATATCAACTGTCGATGTATCGCTGTTTACTTTACGGACGAGGATGCGCTGTTTGATGATGTTGATAACCAGCTTGAGCCACCACCCCCGCCACCTTTGCCACCAGAGCCAACGCGCCGCCGCCGCCGTAGAAAGGTTCCTACCCCGCCAGAGCCAACACCACCGGAACCAACGGTGCCAACGCCTGCGATGATAGACTTTAGCAGTAGAGTTTTTGCTAACGCTAAAGGCAAAGCAGCAAGCGAAAAAACCAAAAAGGCTTTTAACGAGTGGATGGACAGCCGCTTGAACACCACACAAAAGAGGGTCGTTAGAAAACTTCCAAAGCCAAGACAGATAATCGTTGGCAAGGGTAAGGGGGTTTATTATGGCGGCGGCAGTAGGCTGGAAACAGGCTTGGAACTGGTTGTTCCAGAGCATGAGTACGGACATCACGTTGATTGGGAACTATCAAAAGCAACAGGCAAAGGTGGATTTTGGAGCACGACAGGAAGGTTTAGGGTTGCTTTCAATGAAGATTGTGAGGCGATGGGCTTGCGGACTGCAGGTCAACCAACGGTTACGGAAGATGCAAAAAAGTTTTTAAATAAATTAAGGGACGAGCTCTTTGAATTAAAAACGATTGAAAAAACTTATCAAAGTGGGTGGCGCAAGGGTATGGTCACCAAGTACAAATCTTGGCAACCTAAGGACGGGAGGGATGGTGCGGGTGCGATTGCTGATATGCTTGATGCGGCAACAAAAGGATATTTCCATACCGACATGCAAGTTTGGGGGCATGGGAAAGCATATTACAACAGGACAGATAATGATAAGATTGAAACGTTTGCTAATATCTTTTCTTTGCTTAACAATAAAGCGGAGTTAGAATATGCGCGGAAATACTTTCCAAAATCGATTGCTTTTATTGAGGAAGCACTAAAGGAATTTGCAGATGGATAAGGTGCAGCTTAGGCAGCGGATTGAGGCGATTGATGACAACGATCAATGGGTCCAGCTTTATATTGACTACTTTGGCAAAGAACCTCTTGTAAGCGGCGCAGATTGGGGAGCAGCGCCGATAGAGAGCGTTGTGGATGCCATCGTTAACGACAGGCCATTGCCCGACCCAGAGCCCACCCCAGCGGGTTTAGTCTATTGATTTTGTTTGACGGGTTCAAAAACCTTTTTAGATATGCTAGATTGACACAAACTTAGCTAGAGGGCGGGGATGCCTTTACCTAAACCACATTCTGGAGAAACACGCGAAGCCTTCCTTGGGCGTTGCGCCAGTGATGATAAAATAATAACAGAGTTCCCAAACAGAGATCAGAGGATCGCCGTTTGTATCAGCCAATTTAACGAGGGCAGCAAAATGACAGATGATGAAACTCAAATCGATGTCGAGGAGTACATCGCTGAGCAAGAGGCCAAGATGGAAGATGGCACCTTAGACGTCAAGTTTGACATTAAGGCAATGGATGACCAAGAGGACAAGGGTGAGTTTAGTGGTTACGGCTCGATCTTTGGAAACAAAGACCTTGGGAACGATGTGGTTGTTGAAGGCGCTTTTGCACAGTCAATAGGCCGTAAGGGGCCGAGGGCGGTAAAGATGCTCTACCAGCACCGGCCAGATGAACCGATTGGGGTGTTCGATGAGATTATTGAAGATCGCCGTGGCTTAAAGGTAAAGGGCCGCTTGGCAATGGGCACCCAGCGGGGCCGAGAAGTTTATGAGTTGATGAAGATGGGCGCAATCGATGGTCTTTCCATTGGGTATCGCGTCGATGCAAAGGGTTACGACTACGATGACAAGCGTAAGCGGCGCTATCTTAAGTCGGTAGACCTTATGGAAATTTCTGCGGTTACTTTTCCGATGAACCCCAAAGCTAGGGTTTCTGCGGTAAAGACTGACAGGACAGTCCGTGAATGGGAAGAAGTCTTGCGGGATGCAGGAGAGCTTTCTAGGAGCGAGGCGAAAGTTGCGGCGTCAGCCGTGGCAAAGGCACTGGGTCAGCGGGATGCTGAGGCACAGGAAATGCCTTCTGAGTTGGTTAGTGAGCTTGATCGCTTAACCAAAATCCTAAAATCCTAACATACAGAAAGGGTAAATATCATGGAAGATAATGATATGAAAAAGTTTCTGGAAGGGATCAACGGTGCTTTCGAGGAATTTAAAGCAACCAATGATCAGCGCCTTGCAGAGATCGAAAAGAAGGGCGAAGCCGACCCAATGGTTGAGGCTAAGCTTGCAAAAATCGAAGCCGATCTTGATCGCTTTGAGAACACAAACCAACAGCTAGTTCAGCAAGCAAAGACCGCCGAAGGTTTTGCTGAGAAGCTTGATGGGATCGAAACAATGCTTAAGCGCCCGACAGTTGGCCTTGAAGCAAAGGAAATCGATTTCTCAATGAAAGCTTGGGATAAGTTTATGCGCAAAGGCCAAGAAGGCTTGGACGCAGAAGAAACCAAAGCTTTGACTGTTGGTACAGCCGCCACCGCCGGTAACTTGGCCCCAGAGGAGTATGTTGCAGAGATCATTAAGATCGTAA